TTAAAAGATATCTGTTTGAACATATTTATTGTGTAATTCAAAGAAATCATAAGTCGCTAAGTTTTCAATATCCGCTTCACCATTGAAGATGGCCGTTGCAGAACCAGCCAACATCAGGTTAATTGGTAAATTATTACGGAAACGAGCGAGAATCACTGGTTTATTGTGGGCAAAAGCATAACCACATTCCCACATGGTACCGGAATCAGGTTCGAATTCGCCTTCTTCAGATTTAAAATCCATAACAGCGACTACGACGTCTGCTTGGTCAATTTGACGCGTATCGACATTAAAAGTAGCGACTTGCCATTCGAAAGTACCGAATTCTGCATCAGGATAAGGGTGTTGGCCTGGTTTGAAAAGTGAATCAGCATCAATCGTTGGGTTTTTAATGAGTAAATCAGCCACTTGATCTAACCGATCATTTTGTTCGGGACTAAAAAATGGGCCAGCGAGATAAACTTGTTTTTTTGAGGGCATGAGAGCCGCCTTTCTCGATAATGTTCGTGTTTTTTGTAGTAATTTAAGCTTAAAAAACTATTTATTCAATTATATACGTACGAAAAATAATATTCAATATATGTTCTGCAAAAAAATACGTAAAAAAAACTGCTTACGCAGTTTTAGTGAACGAACAAGTAAATAACCAATAGAATAAAGGCCACAACTAAGATTGTGAACATGTAAGTTGAAGCGGTACTAACAGCTTTCTTACGTTCCTTTGATAGTGGTCGGTTCGCTAGTTTCTTGTATTGCTTCTTAGCAATTTCAAATTGACGTTTATCTTTCATTTGTATCCCTCGCTTGTTTCAGTGTCCCTATTATAGCATGGAATACAGTGGATTGATAATTATTGATGATAAGACTGGACTTTCAATCTGGAACAAGCTACGATAATGCTATATTGGAGTATAAGGAAGTAACAAATCATGAAATTAAAGACAACTAAACAAACAACTAAACAAACAACTGGACATAAATTATCAGTTGCAGGGATTTTGATTACGATGGGCGTCGTTTACGGTGATATTGGAACGTCGCCATTATATGTTATGAAATCAATTGTTGAGGGGAATGGCGGTTTGGTAAACATCAGCCGCGATTTTATCATCGGCAGTATTTCGCTTGTCTTTTGGACGTTAATGTTGATGACGACCATCAAGTACGTCATGATTGCATTGCGGGCGGATAATAATGGTGAAGGTGGGATTTTTGCACTGTACACTTTGATTCGTAAGCAAGCTAAGTGGCTCGTGATCCCCGCGATTATTGGTGGGGCGACGTTATTAGCGGATGGGATGTTAACACCTGCTGTGACAGTCACGACGGCGATTGAAGGGTTAAAGGGTTTGCCAATTAATGGGAACGTTTTAATTAATAATCAAGATCAGGTGATTTTATTGACGGTCTCGATCTTATCGGTCTTATTTTTCATTCAGAAATTTGGGACTGATCTAATCGGTAAATCTTTTGGTCCCATTATGTTAATTTGGTTTACCTTTATTGGTGGCATTGGTTTGGTTAACTTAATGGGGGATCTAACGATGCTCAAGGCACTCAATCCGTATTATGCGATTGAACTACTGTTTAGCCCTGAGAATAAGGTGGGGATTCTAATTTTAGGCAGTGTTTTCTTGGCAACTACGGGGGCTGAAGCACTTTATTCGGATATGGGGCACGTTGGGCGGTTGAATATCTATGGTAGTTGGCCATACATTGCGCTTTGTTTAGTGTTGAATTACTTTGGACAAGGTGTTTGGTTATTACAACATAAAGATATTGCGGCATATCAACATATTTCTGATTTCAATCCATTCTTTGAAGTGATGCCAGCCCAATTAAAGGTCCCAGCGATTTTACTGGCTACAATTGCGGCGATTATTGCATCACAAGCCTTAATTTCAGGGTCATATACCTTAGTATCAGAAGCAATCAAGTTGCGCCTCTTACCACGAATTAAGGTCGATTATCCGGCTAAGTTAAAAGGGCAACTCTATATTTCAATCGTTAACTGGATTCTATGGGCGGTTTGTTTAATAGTTGTTTTCTATTTTAAGAACTCAGCGCACATGGAAGCTGCCTACGGTTTGGCGATTACGATTACAATGTTAATGACAACTATCTTGCTATTCCATTACTTGGGACGCCGCGAGAAGAAATGGGTATTGGCTTATTTGGTACTCATCTTCTTCGGGACAATTGAAGTTATTTTCTTCATCTCAAGTGCCGCTAAATTCGTGCATGGTGGTTACGTGACAGTCTTAATTGCGGCGTTTATTCTATCGATCATGTTTGTTTGGTATCGTAGTAATACGATTAAGGAAAGTAATACTTTCAAGGCAAGTACGGTTTCATTACTAGCTTATAAACAACAACTACATGATTTGCGAGACGATACAGCGTTAGCTATGTATACGACTAATTTGGTTTATCTTTCAAAACCACAGAATAAACCATATGAAAAGAATATGGTTAAGAAGAATATTCTTTATTCTATTTTGGATAAACGACCAAAACGGGCGCAAGTTTACTGGTTTGTTGCGGTCAATGTTACTGATGAACCGTATACGGCAGAATATACCGCAGATACGCTTGGGACGGACTACATTGTCAACGTTCAGTTGTATCTAGGCTTTAAGATGGAACAAAAAGTGAACATCTTTATTCGTCAAATCATTCAAGAAATGATTCATCGGGGAGAATTACCAGCACAACCACAACGCTACACAACAATTCCAAATCGGAACGTTGGCGATTTCTCGTTTGTGATCATGCAAGAAGATTTATCACCAGCAACTCAAATTCGAGCAATGGATAAAGGGATTGTTCAAATGCGTTTATGGTTAGAAAAATTCACTGATACACCGGCTTCATGGTTTGGATTGGACTATAGTGATGTGTTCGTGGAACGTATTCCGCTAGTTCTTGGCCGCCAAAAATCGGTCTCTAAGTATCATTTAAAACGTCGTGAATAACATCAATAAATTAGTTTATAACGCCTAGGACAGAAGATTGTCCTAGGCGTTATTTGTGTAATAGCAGTCAAGTAAGCGGTGTGCATTACAATTAGCGCGGGAATTGCCGTCATTTTGTTACCTGTTTGTCATCAATTGTTATGGTTTTGACATGTACAAGCGAATATAAGATGGTATATTAGTCCCACGTTAATAAATCAAAACAATAAGGAGCACATCTATTACATGAAATCTTTTAAGACATTATTGCTTAGCGCTACATTGACAACGGCTGCAACAGCAGGATTACTTTTCGTTGGTCAATCAAAAGCAAGTGCCGCTACTACTTATACCGTTGCAACTGGGGATACGTTATCAACAATCGCCCAAAAATTTACCGGTAACACAGATTTAGTCAATCAAATTGCCACAACAAACAACATTCAAGATATCAACATGATTTTTGTCGGGGAACAATTAACAATCGACACTGACCAAACAGCAACCCCTGTTCAAACGACAACGCCAGTAGTTGTTGCACAACCAGCCGCTGTTCAAACACCAGCACCAGTTGTTCAAGCACAACCTACAGTGCAAGCTGCACCAGTTCAACAACCAGCTGCTGTTGCACCGACAGCTAGTTCAGCGAAAGAATGGATTGCGCAAAAAGAATCTGGTGGTTCATACTCAGCGCGTAACGGTCAAATGATTGGCCGTTATCAATTAACCGCATCATATTTAAATGGTGACTATTCAGCAGCCAATCAAGACCGCGTCGCAGATCAATACGTAACAAGTCGTTACGGTTCATGGGATGCCGCTAAGAGTTTCTGGTTAAGTAACGGTTGGTATTAAAATTTAAGGTTCCTTTAACGCTCAATCAAATTTAATTTGATTGAGCGTTTTTTGTTCTCTGAGAAATCACACTTGACTAAATAGAATGTATGTTCGTATAATTAAGAGGACATAAGATGAATTAAAGAGGTGTGCCTGATGCATACGAATAAAGAAGTGATTACGCTAGATCAAACAGGATTGAGTTTATATTTAAATGGCTTTGGAGTTTTAGAATTGCGGCGATTAGCGGTGAATCATAGTGATGATTTGATTGACTCAATGAATTATTACTACAACCGCGATAAGTTTCCGCAATTTATTTATCGTCATCTATCAGCCGTCACCTTGATTGAGATTAATCGGTGGCAACGCGAATTAGATGAACAAGTGCGTCAGATTCAAGTTGGGGTGAAGAGTCGTGTATGACTATCAGAATGAACCACGCCGCGTGATTTTAATGATTGATTCGAAATCTTTTTACGCATCAGTAGAGGCCGTTCGGTTGAAACTGAATCCGTTAAAGGCTATTTTGGTGGTGATGTCCACGGAGAAAAACACGGGCAGTGGTTTAGTATTGGCAGCCAGTCCCATGGCTAAGAAATTATTTGGTATCAGTAACGTAACGCGTGCCCGGGATGTTCCAATTCATGATAAGCGGTTAATCATTGAGCTACCCAAGATGAATTTGTACATCCAAGAGAACCAGAAGATTAACCGTATTTTTCAGCAATTTACGGCAGAAGAAGATATTCAACCGTATTCCATTGATGAATCGTTACTTGATGTCACGGATAGTTGGCAACTCTTTGGAGCGACGCCGTACGAAGTCGCACGTAAAATTCAGCTGGCTGTAAAAAAAGAAACGGGCATTTATTTAACGGTGGGGATTGGCGATAATCCGCTACTTGCCAAGCTCGCATTGGATCTTGAGGCCAAACGGAATCACAGTTTGATTGCAGAATGGCATTATGAAGATGTCCCAGATAAACTGTGGCCAGTGACCCAGTTAGATGATGTCTGGTCAATTGGGCATCGTACGGCAGAGAAACTGAATCAGAAACACATTCATTCGATGTACGATATTGCGCATACAAATCCCTATCGGTTAAAACAAGAAATGGGTGTCATGGGCGCGCAGTTGTTTGCGTTTAGTTGGGGGATTGATCGGGCCGTTGTACGGCATAAATATAAGGCCAAAGAGAAGTCTTATGGGAATAGTCAGGTATTACCACGCGATTATTTTATCCAAGCTGAGATTGAAGTTGTGATTCGGGAAATTGCAGAGCAAGTGGCTGCACGTCTCAGGGCGCATCACAAGGCGACCACGGTTATCAGTCTGGGGATTGGCTTTTCATTTGCTGCAAAAGAGGATGCATCGCGTGGTGGTTTTGGGCGTTCAATGAAGATTGATGCGACTAATGCTAATCAGCAACTCACAAAACATGCCATCCAACTTTTTCGTGAAGAATGGCAACACGAATCGATTCGGCATATTAGTATTGCGTGCAGCAATTTGGTTGACGATAGTGCGGAACAATTAGATATGTTCGACACACAGTTTATTAATTTGAAAAAGCAGAAATTAGATAGCACGGTCGATGAAATTCGCAAGCGCTACGGTTTTACATCGGTGGTCAAATTGTCTAGCAAAGTAAAAGGTGCGACTGCAATTGAGCGTGCTGGCTTAGTCGGTGGGCATGCTGGAGGGAACGCCTATGAATAATGATGAATATGATCCCAATTTGGTTAATCAATTTTTGAAGTATGATTATTATGATCGTGGCATGATGAAATGGCAAGGGTTCTATTTAAGCGATCATACGGCAGTGTTAGATAAGAATAACCGCGTACAAGATCGTAAGCGCAATGAAAAACACATTGAGGCGATGACTGCTGAGATGATTGCTAATACCATCAATGACGCAATTGTTAAATGTTATTCGGTTCAAATCGACAAAGCAGAACGTTCAATAGAAGGTATTGTACCCAGTAAGGTGGAAGGTTTAATCAGTGGCTGGTTTGGTAGCCAAATAATTGTGGCAAATGAAGCCATTTTAATAGAAGAAATCTACGCAATAAAAAAACTAGCCCCCTAACTAAAGCGTCAGGAGGCTAGCTTTTTTACACGTTTTAAACAAACAAAAAAGCCGCTAAACCTTAGTTTAACGGCTTTTCTGGGTTCTAGGCTGTTTTAAATATCACCCGTACGGGGATCGAACCCGTAACTCCGCCTTGAGAGGGCGACGTCTTAACCGATTTGACCAACGGGCAATGTTCGGAACAACTAATATCTTAGCGAATAAAGCCTGTAATGTCAATGGTTAATTGACTCTAGCGAGGCTAAACGAAGATTTTATAGTTACGACGATTAATGTTAATAATTTCCTTGGTCATAGTGCGATTTGTTTGTCTCTTTAAATGTTTCAAGATATTCCGAATATAGTCCTGATGGTTTATCAGTAGATTTAGAATATCGTTATCAATTGTGACTTCAAGCGTCCTGCGTGAATCTATCCAATCAATCACAACGTGGTCTTGATCATATACGGCAACTTTCCCGTCAAATAATTTTTCGATTTCTGCTTTTTTCATCATTGGAACCACCTCCAAGAATAGTATAGTCCTCTTTTAAAGATTTGTTAAAAATCATAATTGACAACGTCTGGAGTGTGCAGTATCATAGTATTCGTTGATGATATTGGGTATTCGCCAAATTGGTAAGGCACCGGACTCTGAATCCGGAATTTATAGGTTCGAGCCCTATATACCCAATTATAATTTATAAAAGCCTGATTTATCGGGCTTTTTTTGTGCCATTTTTTAATTTTGATTACGTATTGATTACGTATAGACTATTTAGCTAGATATTCGGCGAATTTTGTTGACGTTTCAATCTTTTGTTTTTGAGTAACGGCCGTGTAAATATCCATCGTCGTTTTGAAGTTGAGATGGCCAAGTTGCTCTTGTACTTCCTTAATTGATGCGCCAGCTTCAAAAGCTAGCGTGGCATAAGTATGTCGTAAACCGTGGACTGTGATTCGTTTTAATTGCTCATTAGGTTCTTTATCCTTATTGTATTTTTTTATAATCCAATCCATCCACTTACCAGGATAGTTCGGTTGTAAAAACTCGTTGTTCTCGTTTGAAAATACCAATTGCTCTTTCGATTTGACAGTAGTTCCAAAAGCTAATAATTGCTCTTTTTGGATGATTCTCCATTTTTTAAGCCGATTGACCGTATTGTCATCTAAATTCAACGCACGGTGGCTATTTTTAGTTTTAGGTGTCTGTGTGATTAACTTGAAGCCAGCACCTAAAGTTTGTGTCTTATTGATGTCTAAAGTGGCAGCTTTTAAGTCAATATCACCCCACGTTAGGGCGAGCAATTCGCCTTTGCGCATTCCGGTAAAGGCTAGTAGATGGAAACACATCGCTGCTTGCTGGTCACCGAATTCATCGACGGCTTTGAAGAAGGTTAGTAGCTCTTGTTTATCAAAAAAGTTAATCTTTGAATCATCAAGTTTATTAGGATTTTTAGGGATGAATATTTTTTTGGTTGGATCAGATTGAACAATATCCATCTTAAAAGCATATTGAAATACGTTACCAGTGTAGTTCATAAACACTTTATATTTCTTCTTACCAGACTCGTACCAACTGTTAATAGCAGTTTGACAATCCATGGGGGTAATATCTGTAATTATCTTATCCCCAAAAGCTGGTAAGATATGCAACTTAAAAATGCTTTCTGTTTTAGCCCAAGTTGATTCTTTAACGGTATTTTTATATTGTTTAAACCAATTTAAATAGACTTCTTCAAAAGAATACTTATTTGCAACTTCAAGCAGAGAATCGCGTTCAGCTTCAAGAGCTATTAGAGCTAATCTAGCTTCGCGCGGTGTTCTAAAACCACGTCTAGTTATTCGTTTATCCTTCCCGTTGACGCGGCCTAGATAGGCATTAAACATATATGCGATAGTACCATCTTTCTTAGTGTATTCTTTTATGCGTTTATCGGTGATCCGTGCCATGTTGTAATATCCTCCTATTATCTGTTAAAATAGGGTACACAAATAGCGTGCGCTAATGCGTACCTATTTTTGATTAGGCACATCCATCTGTTTGGCGACGGGGGATGTGTCTTTTTTATTGCAAATCAGCCAGCAAGGCTTGCACTTGCTGTCGGCTCGTCCGATGGCTGAACAGGGGGTAATTAATTAACTATTTTATCGTAGATCGCATTCCAATCATTTAGCTTGCTATTGATCTCTTTACCAAAGTTTTTCGAGTCATCGTTTTTACCAATTTGATAGTTCAAATAATCTTTCTCAATATTAAGTAGGTCAGACGATGCCTGCCAGTAGTCATTCAGATTATTAATTAATGACTTATCATCACTTGAATATTCAGATTCAAATACATAATGATCATCACATTCTTTAATTACGTTATTAATGACTTTAATCTCTTTTTTAATTCTTTTGACATCCAAAGATTGAGCTGCATCATACATTTTTTTCGAAATTCCTTGGGTACCGTCAATACGTTCATGCATCTCTTTTACGAGGTAAATATTATTATCCTTATCTAAACGTTCTTTTCCGTCTTCGTTATTAGATGCAGATTGTGGCTGACTTTGACTTGCACTAGCGGCGGATTGTGACTTAGAAGTTGCTTCTTTTTTTGATTCAGAAGCAGATTCTTTAGCTGCAGATTCACTTTCGGATTTTACTTTTTCCGACTCGCTTTTTGAATTAGCTTTTGATTCAGAAGCTTTAATGGATTCAGAATTCTTTTTATTGGTTTGATTAACAAAGTCAGGCCATAATTTTTGAGCTGTTAAAATATCTTTTAGTAGTTTTTCTTTTTCCTTTGAGTTAGGTAGTTTTGATACTTCTTTAGATACGGATTTGATTTGTTGGTAGGTTGTGCCTTCTAATAACTTAGTATGCTTTGAATCTGAAAACAATCCATCAACGTTCATCTTTGCATTTTCAAGCGACGATGTTTTCTTCATTGTTTGTTCGCTGCTTGAATCATTGTGTGCGTTTTGATTACCACAGGCAGTGAGTAGCCCTAAGCTTGCCATAGCAACCATAAATAAATACCTCTTCTTAACCACTTATACTCCTCCAATATGTTAAAATATATTTGTAGTTGCATCCATAACTATACACAGGCCTTATTGAATCCCCACGATTCATTGAGGCTTTTTTAGTAGTTTCTAATAGCTTCTGTAACGGCTTCTTCTAAATGGTAGGGAACAGAGAAGCAGTCCATAAAATCATACATGTTAACTTGTTGAGACTCTTTATCCTCCATATAAAATGGCAGAAGTAAGTTTACAGCATATTTGTTAGCTTCAAATTCCATGCCAAACTTAGATGGTGTGTAATATAACAACCCGGAAGATTCTTGTTCTAACATAACGTGTCCGATTTCATGCGCAAGTTGGATTGGCAATTCAGCTTTATTATGCCAGTTGTTGTTCATTAGAATTCTTTTCGTGCGTACGTTCGTTGCTGGTGGTGTATATGGGTCGAGGTGCATAAATGTCATACTAATTCCGTTGTCAAAAGCATAGTTAAAAAGTGAATTCATAATTTCTGAATTATTTTCCATCGTGCCCCATCCCTCCGTTTAAAAATCTTTTCATGATTTCTAAGTCTTCGGGAGGGATCGGTTTTCCTTCATACGTCATAATGACATTTTCATCTTCGATATCTACTTCTTTTGGTTTGTTAGAAACTGATGGATTATCAGTTTTACCGAGTAAGTAGTCTGTAGATACACCTAAAACATCGGCAACAGCTTTTAAATTATTAAAACTAGGTTCCTTTGTTTTCCATGAATATATAGTGTTTGTTCCGAGATTTGCCATTTCATTAACCTTCGTTAAACTATACCCACGTTTTTTTGAAATTTCTTTTATTCGCTCTAGAGTTGTCATAGCAACATTTCCTCCGATGTCTATGACGAATTAATTAGGCTAAGTCTAATTAATCGTTGACAAAAATTAGACTAAGACTTATGATTAATTCATCAAGTAATTAAGCAATAAAAAACCGACAGCTTCATAACGTTACTTTGGCGAGAAAACGGAAGTTGGACTGTTTCTATTAGCTTATTTTGTATGCCTTAATATTAGACTAAGCCTAATTAATTGTCAACTACTTGATGAATAAATTACAAAAGGAGATGAGTGGAAATGAACGAACAAGCCTTATTAACATCAGCCAAAGAGGTTGAAAAAGAAATCAAGACAGCTTTATTAAATAAAGATATGAGCCAAAAAGAATTGACCAAATTAATTGGAGAAAAAAGCACTCCTCAGGTTAATCGAGCAATCAAAGGCGATATGAGCCCTAAGTCGATTCGTATTCGCGAAAAGATTTATACGGTATTAAATATTCAGAAGTAAGGAGGCCTAACCATGCAATCACTAATAAGTGAAGAAGCATCACGTATGATCGCAGCCGAAGTGATTACACTAGCACATCAAATGGCGGATGAAATAATCAGCAAACAGCAGCGCCCTATGAACCGTGCAGATGCTGTCAAACACGCCAACATTGACCAAAAGGACTTTGACGAATTGATTATTCGTGGTGGACTACAGCCAGTCTATATTAGCAAGACCAAGCGACGTTACCTTCCTAAAGACGTCGATGCGGCGCTGGAAAGAATGAAAAATATTTAAAAGGAGTGTTAAGCAATGAATAAGAATTTATATATGACATGTATCAGCAGCATTATTTTAGGATTATATATCCCGAATTTTATGCAATTTCCAGTGACACTTTTAATTATCGGATCATTTGCCACTTATGTGGGATTGAACCACAAGGAGTTTTTCAAATGAAAGACAACTTCGACAATCAAGCGGAACGCGATCGTTTAACTCCCACAGAAAAAAATTCTAAACTAATCGGCTATGACTACGCAGGTCATGAAGTATTCGAATCAGATTCACGCATGACGTATGACGGTTACATTATCTGTGACGGAGATGAACGCGACTTTCTTCTAACTATGGGAGGTGTTGCGGTTGATTGAGCACAAAAAAAGCGCTAATCGCGACAACGATTAACGCCAAGAACAAAACAATTTATACAGAAATTATAACACTGGAGGCGCAACATGGCTAGCATCTATAAATTAACAGGCGATTTTGCTCAACTACAACAATTAGTAGAGAGCGGCGAAATTGATGAAACACAAGCAGCAGACACATTCGACGCAATTAAGGCAGATTTAGAAAGTAAGGCCGTTAATTCAGGCTATGTGGTTAAAAACCTTGAAGCCGATGTGGAAGCACGAGCAGAAGCAATTAAGCAGCTTTCCGAACGCAACAAAAAAACTAAAAAAGCAATCCTTGCAATCAAGCAGCGTGCAATGCATGCAATGGACACGGCTGGCATCAAAAAGATTGACGATCCAATTATGCCTGTACGGATTAAAAATAATCCAGAAAAGGCAAATATAATTGATGAAAAGGACATTCCGGCGTTTTATTTCAGACAAAAATACGAATTAGACAAAGCTAGATTAAAGACTGACTTAAAAGCCGGTAAGCCAGTTACAGGTGCGAAATTAACGCGAGAAACCAGAATCGAATGGGGGTAATTAGATGGCAATTCATTCATTAAAGGATACTAATAAGACTGATTTATTTAGGGTCATGATTTACGGCAAACCTGGTATCGGTAAGACTAGCGCAGCCAAATTTATGAAGGGTAAAACTTTGGTGGTTCCGTTTGATAACTCTGAAAAGGTATTGAGTGGTACCAATATTGACGCCGAAGAGTTTGACAAGGCTAACCCGTCCAAAGAACTTACCAGATTATTAAAGGAATTACCTAGTGAATTAAACGGCTATTCGAACCTAGTATTAGACAACGTTTCATCATTAGAAAAGTCATGGTTTATCGAACAAGGGCGCAACTCTAAGAGTGGTATTCGTAACGAGCTGCAAGACTATTCCGGCTGGACTAATTACTTTATTCGCGTGATCGACGCATTCTATAAATTACCAGTCAACATTCTTGTGACTGCTTGGGAAGATCAATATGAAATCACGTCAATGACTGGTCAACAATTTAACCAGTATTCACCACAATTAAGAACTAGTGTCCGCAGTACGTTCATGGGACTGACTGACGTTGTGGGGCGCATGATGCTTAATCCGGACACACAGAAACGGGGCGTTATTTTAGAAGGTGATGACGGTATTTTTGCCAAAAATCGCTTAGATAGCCGGAAAGCTAGCACAATTGAAGAACTCTTTAAGTTTGGTGGTGATGATAATGGTGAAGATGATTGATATAACTGGCCAAAGATTCGGCAGATTAGTAGCGATAAAAATGGATAATTCTCGAAGGCCTTCTAAGTCAACTAGAGCTTATTGGCTATTCCAATGTGACTGTGGAAAAGAAACGATTGCATCTGGCGCAGATGTACGAGCTGGAAAAATAAAATCATGTGGTTGTCTACATGATGAGATGGCTTCCAAAAGACTTTACAAACATGGAATGTCTTCCACAAAGCTTTGTTATGTATATGAAAGCATGAAACAACGCTGTTTAAACTCTCACTGTAAGGATTATAAAAATTATGGGGGGCGTGGAATAACAATTTGTTCTGATTGGAAAAATAATAGTAGATCGTTCTTCAATTGGGCAATCACAAATGGCTATTCAGACGGTCTATCAATAGATCGTATCAACGTTAATGGTAATTATGAACCAACGAATTGTCGCTGGACAACCGCAAAAGTTCAAGCCAACAACAGACGCCCTAGAAAATGTTATATTTCTAAAAATATTAGGTCTGATAACAAAAGTGGAATTAGAGGCATATCGTTCGACAAAAGCAAAAACAAATGGGTTGCATCTATGAGATTTAATCATCAACAAGTCTTGAGAAGAACTTTTGACACAAAGCAAGAAGCTGTTCAAGAAAGACAGCGTTTCGAGAAGAAGTATTTAGCATATGTATAACTTATATGACTATCAGCAGCGTTTAGTTGATAAAGCGCGATTATCGTTATCTAAAGGAAGTAAAGGTGTGTTGATTGTTGCTCCACCAGGATCAGGAAAAAGCATTGTTATTGCAGAAATAGCTAGGCTTGCAACGCAAAAAAACGGTCGCGTTTTGTTCTTCGTTCACAGGCAGGAGCTGGTTAATCAAATAAGAGAATCGTTTGAAAAACAAAGCGTCGACATGAAACATACAACAATAATGACGGTTGGAAAAGTCGTCAATCGCTTGGGAAAACTACCAAAGCCAACGCTGATAATATGCGACGAATCACAGCATAGTAAGGCAAAAACTTATATGAAAATATTCAATTACTATAATGACATTCCTCGGCTTGGTTTTTCTGGAAGTCCTTGGCGGATGAGCGGAGAAGGGTTTGACGATGTTTATAACGATATGGTTATTGGTCCAGATGTTGAATGGCTAATTAAAAATCATCGTTTAGCGCCATATAAATATTATAGTGTTACTACGTTTAATGACGCTAAGTTAAAGAAGTCAAGCACTGGCGACTATACTAACAACTCTATAACCGAAGCAATGAAGCCAAATCTTTATGGCGATATTGTAAAAACATGGAAAGAAAAGGCAAGTGGCAAGCGAACGATTGTTTATGCACACGATATTAAACATAGCAAAAAGATCGCTAAGGCATTTAAAGATGCTGGAATACCAGCTATGCACGCTGATTCGAAAACACCGAAAATTGAGCGTGATTGTATCATGAGTAAATTTAGAAGTGGTGCAATAACAGTTTTATGTAACGTTAGCCTGGTAGACGAAGGTTTTTCTGTAAATGAATGTGAATGTTGTATTGTCGCACGCCCGACAAAGAGCTTAGTTTTTAATATACAAGCTAGTATGCGTTGTATGAGATATGTTCCTGGAAAGATTGGAATAATTATAGACCACGCAGCTAATTACACGCGATTCGGATTACCCAACACGCCACATAAATGGACATTAAAAGACCGTGAGAAGAAAAAGAAATCAACTAACACCGCGGTTGAGACACCAATCAAACAATGTGCGTTTTGTTTCGCGGTGATCCCAGCGCAATCAAAAAACTGTCCATTATGTGGGCATGAAGTTGAAATAGTTCAGACTGAAATTAAAGTTGATGAAACAGCGCGTATTGAAAAGATTGAAAGCAATTTTAAACTACAAGCTGATTATATTGTGACTAAAAAAATAAGTGAATTAAAAAGCTACGAAGAACTAAAGGCTTACGCAAAAGCCCGCGGATACAAGCAAGGCTGGATTTATTTCCAAGCAAAAAATAAAGGATTAATTAAAGGAGCGAAATAACAATGGCATTTTTAACAACAGATTACAAAGAAAACAAATCAAACGATTACGGTGTTTTACCAACAGGTAACTACGAAATGATTATTGCTAAAGCACAAGAAACCTCAACAAAAAATGGTGCTGAATCATTGCAAATTGATTTGATCGTGCGGAACGATTTAGATGGTGTGCCAGCATTGGCTGAAACCAATAAGAAATACCACAATCGCCATGTGTTTATGGATAACTGGAAACGTAAAGCAACTAATCAATATGACATGCAAGGGTTCCAATACATTCTTGATGCAATCGGAGTGCCAGAAGGAACACAGATTAATTCCATTGAAGACTTTTTAAATATCTTGACCGGAAAAGTTGCCAAAGTGTACGTCAAAAAAGATAAAAACGAATATAACGGCGATGTTAACGATGTTAATCGGGTTGCCCCTTGGAATTTTAGTAAGTCAGATTACCCACAAAGCAACCATCAACTCAAAGAGACTACGCAAGCCGGCGGCAATGATCCATTTGCAAACAACGGGCAAGCAGTAAATGTTTCAAATGACGATTTACCATTTTAATCTAGGAGGCACACATGAATGGCTTACGAGTTAATACCGGACGAGCTAAAAGCCCTTAAGCAATGGGGCTTGTATAAGAGAGAGTGGCAGGAAGCTAAACAAAAATACAATAAATTCCCAAAATCTGCCATTGATGGCAGTGATGCCAAGAGTAATGACCCAACAACCTGGGTTGACTTTGAGACAGCACTTAAGGCATTAGATGAGTTTAAGCTAGACGGCTTAGGGTTCTTCTTTGCTAACGGTTATGCGGGCATTGACATCGACCATGTGGCAGTTGACTTACACCGCTGGCGACAAGGTGACGACGATGAGAACGTTGTTAGCGACTTCTTAAGCCACACAGAGTCGTACGCCGAGACTTCGATGTCAGGCGAGGGCCTCCACATTATTGTGAAGGGTGATATACCTGGCGACCGGCGACGTAAAGGCAACATTGAAATGTATCAGGCTGGCCGATTCTTCGCCATGACGGGCAAGCGGACAGGTAACTTTAAACGAATTAATGAGATTAAACCAAGCAACTTTAAATACCTGTACGAGAAGTATTTAGGCCGTGACAAGGTTTTACAGCTGCCAACCAATCAACCAACACAAACGGTTAATTTATCCGAACAAGAAATCATTGATAAGGCTTCAAAGTCTAAAACTGGCAAGCGATTCTTATTACTCTACGGTGGTGGCTGGGAGCAGTTTTACAGTTCTCAATCTGAAGCAGATTTAGCCTTCGCCAACGACCTAGCATTCTGGACAGGTCGCGACTTTAGCAAGATGGATAGTATCTTTCGGCAATCGTCTTTAATGCGCGATAAATGGGACGAGAAACACGGCAAAACAACTTATGGGGTAGCAACACTTAACAAGGCTATTAATGAAAATACGGCTGTCTATGAGCCACAGAGAGAGCTACCAAAGTATGATTTGAAATTCCTAACCAGCAAGCACAAAGAGTTACCAGCACGATCATGGGATGATTCAGGTTTAGTAGACAGGTTCTTAGACCACTTCGGTGACAAGGTACGCTATTCCTATATTGACAATTGCTTCTATATCTTTAACGGAAGCTATTGGGAGGCTGATAACTCTGGTAAAGTCCACAGTTTATTAGATGAAATCGTTAAAAATATGAAATCCGAAAAAGTGGTGGCACCACCAGAAGTTGACAAAGAAAAAATTGAAGAAGCGTGGGCTAAATTCTTAAAGTCAGCCCGTAATAATAAGACTAAGACGGCTGTTATGAAGGAAATGCAACATCGGATTCCAGTCATGCCAGACGAATTCGACAAAGATAAGATGCTACTGAATGCAAGCAATGGTTACGTTAATTTAGCGAGCGGTAAACTGGAAAACCACAGTATTACTAAGATGTTTAGCCGTGAAGCGAGCGTGGAGTATTCGGACACAGTTGACGCACCAGAGTGGGAAGCATTCTTAAAACAAGTCTTCGATAATGATTTAGATTTAATCAATTACATTCAAAAAGCTGTTGGATACTCGTTAACTGGATCAACCAAAGAACAAGTGATGTTTATTCTATTCGGTAATGGTCGAAACGGTAAATCAATCTTTCTTGAGACTATTTCGAATGTATTAGGGAGCTACGCAAAGACAATTCAAGCCAGCTCAATCATGGTTAAGCAGAATGCTAGTGGTCCTAACTCAGATATTGCCCGATTAAAAGGCGCTAGGTTGGTCACGTCAAGTGAACCTAATGAAGGTTTACGAATGGATGAAGGTTTAGTTAAGCAGTTAACTGGTGGCGATAAGGTTACCGCCCGAAAACTATATGGGCAAGAGTTCGAGTTTGAACCAGAATTTAAACTATGGCTTGCAACTAACCACAAACCTATTATTCGCGGTACTGATGATGGTATCTGGCGGCGTTTAATCCTTGTACCGTTTTCAGTTCAGATTCCGGATCATAAAGTGGATAAAGACCTTAAATACAAACTACAACGTGAAGCAACTGGGATTATGAATTGGGCAGTGGACGGCTGTCTTAAATGGCAAACCGAAGGCCTCGGGCTTCCTAAAGTGATTAAAGATGCCAGCACAGGTTATCGTGCTGAAATGGATGTCATTAGTCAATTTGTTAATGACTGCTGTGAGACAGGTCCCGGCTTTGAGGTTAAAGCAAGTGAGATTTATAAAGTCTACAAGCAATGGGCGGATGATAATTCCGAATATTGCATGTCCAACACAAAGTTTGGGAGAGAGATGCAGCAGAAGTTTACAAGGAAACATACAAAATTCGGGAACACTTATGAGGGTTTAAGTATCAAAATTGATTCCCGATTGAATTTTATGAAATAGGTGAAGGGTGAAGGCTTTAGTGAAGGGTTTGTTTCACGGATAGTGCCTAGTGTAACTGGTGTTTCACAAGGTTTTCTATATATGGTGAAGGGTTACTTTATTTTATATTAATAAGGATAAATAAAAATATATACCATATAGGGAATAAGTTTTTAGTACCCTTCACCTTACCCAAAAAATAGGGTTGAGTACTTACAGCACCAAGGGATACAGCGATTCAATGTGCCTTCACCTTTGCCTTCACCTGCTTGCACAAAAATAGGAGTGGGAGTGATTAAAATAAATCAATTTAGTAGAGATACAGGATTAAGTACGCGCGAAATTGTAGATATTTTATATTACAAATTTAACTATATAATTTTGCCCAGAAAATTATTGTCAATTTTAAAGGGAAAAAGCATTCCGGACAAAAAATTGGAGGCGTATCTGAATGAAATCGGAGCATCAAATTCAAAATGAAATTATGCTGGCTGTCAGTCAACACGGTTGTACGATCGCCAGAAGTAACGCCGGTCGAGCTTATTCAAAGTCGGGAGCAGTGATTCAACTGTTCCCTAAAGGCTGGCCGGACTTAACTGGGTTCAGACATTCAGACGGTAAGGCGATTTTAATTGAAGTAAAAAACGAAAAAGGCAGACTTCGCGACGATCAGAAACGATTCGCAGAATATTTTAAAAACGTGCCATTCCTTTATGGTGTTGCACGCAGCGCAGAAGATGCCATCAGAATAATTGAAGGGGAGTAACTAATATGTATGTGTTAGTTGGTGCAGTTTCTGGTAAAGAATATACGCGTTATCGCGAAAAAGAATATTTGTATCGATTGTTGATTAAAGAATGGCCGACAAAAGGCAAAGGCGAAGGTATTAGTAAGCGTGGATATGGCGGTGCAATGCTAAAGAATCGCATGCCAGAGCCAATGATTATTAGGAGGGTTAAGTGATGGAAAAATTAGCAATGAAAAATAATACAACTGCTTACGTTTTTGTAAACAACGACGGATTATATGTTTCAAGAAGTTCTAAGTTTCTTACTAGTGGTCTATTTAATGTAGATATGCTGGGTATCACTACTAATAAAAGTTTCGTCATGATATTTGACGATGTCGAAATGAAAAAGCATGAAAAGAAAATGGCAGAAATCGGGTTTATGCCCAAATATATTTTTTAAGGAGGGTTAAGTGATGAATGAAAAAGTGAAGTTACCAAAACGCTTGCATGAACGAATAATCAAATGTAAGTGGTTATTACAATATCCGTAATAACCACTAATCGAATTGTTTCCAAAATGGAAATAGTTCAAAATAAAAAAGACCGCGTTAGCAGTCGTTAGGAGAAATAAAAAAATGGATTTTAAAAAGGTACAAGCAGTATTAGCAGTTAAAGAGAATAAAAAAGAAGATGTAGGCAAGTTATCGAGCGTTGGTAGTTCTGACGACGACTTACTATTACAAAGTATGCCTGATGTAGAGACGGAAGTTTACACTAAATATGATTTTGATGAACCTCGGGAAGAAAACTTTATCAATTTTATTAAGAGAATTAAAGACCCCGAGGATAGCACGTCTGACAAATATGGGTTTACATGGACATTCTTAACTGAGTTGGAGGACTAACATGCGAGAGATTAAGTTTAGAGCGTGGCACAAAAATAGAGAGACGTTTCTTGATTTTGATTGGGCGGTAGACAAGTTAGGGAGAGTTTTCTCGATATTAGACAAGTGTGTGTATGACGAGTTTACGGATGAAATCGAACTCATGCAGTACACCGGCTTGAAGGATATGAATGGCGTTGAGATTTATGAAGGGGATGTTGTCAACGTAAGCTGGCCATTAAGTAAATTAAAGGGTATAAATCACGCTATTGGCTATAGCGAGGTTAAAGACGGACACCCTGTATCTGAAGCAATTGATTGGTACGAAGATGTTAGTAGATTGATACAAACCCATGACAATGGGGGACAAATAACTGTGGTTGGCAACTGTTTTGAAAATCCGGAATTATTGGAGGCGGAGAAATGAAACGAGAGATTAAGTTTAGAGCTTATGTAAGAGATGAAGGCAGATTACTTAATGTTAATCTAATTGACTTCGATAATGAGTACGTCAGAGTTTGGGACGAGTATGGTGAAGAAGAATGGCTCTTTAAAGATTGTGAACTCATGCAATACACCGGATTAAAGGATATGTATGGCAGGGATATTTATGAAGGCGACGTCGTTGAGTTCGAAGTAAGCCTGACACGCACAAAAGCAGAAGTGAAATATTCGAGAAATCAATTCATCGTTAGCATGAATAGCGTTATGCCAAGGTCACTTGATCTTTATTTAGTTAAAATTATCGGCAACAAATTTGAAAATCCGGAATTGTTGGAGGACATGCACAATGAATAGACTAGACGAAAAACTAACACGATTTTTATATTTTATGTATATCCCAATATCTATTATCGATTTCATTATGGCTATTATGGTGTTTTTTAAAAATAGAGATTGGCTCATTATTACACTGTTTATTTCAATGGGAGTTAACTTTCTATTAGAGTTTTTGACCATTCACAGGAGGTCACATAAGGAGGAGCCAGAATGAAGACCTACAGAAAAACAGCAACCATCCAAGCTGAACAGTTTGATGAAGTGTGGTGGCTATTAACTCTTAATAGTTGCAATAGTCTTGAAGAGTGGAATCAGCAGCGTTCAAAATTGGGTATCGATGCTTATCACGGACATTTTGTCATTTCAACGCCTAGAGGTGATATGAGAATTAATAACGGCGATTGGATCGCAACAGGCGTCAAAGGTGAACGCTAATGGACAACTACGAGCAACTCAAGGCTGATAACAAGAGACTTAAAAAGCAGGTGGAACAGTTGTCTGCTTACAATTCAGACTTAAAAAATGAACTAGAATTCGCGCAGGCGACAATTCAAAGGTTGAAGGAGGCTAACCGTGAGACGATCAACATTTAAGTGTGTCGAAGGAATTCTAAGAGATTATCCTAAGATACCTGATTATATTAAGCAGCGCGAGCAAGAATTAATGTACCCAGTTCAAACACCAGATGAGAACATCGGTGGTGGTCGGGCTAGCACGATTACTAAACCACAAGAACAGATGATTATTACTCTGGATGAAGACCGGCGCTTGAACGCATTAAAGCGACAACGAAATTTGATTGATGATACATTAGATGAGTTTGGGAATGATACGGAAGTCATCATTAACGAGTTGTACTTCAAGAGACGGCAAGAATACACGATTGAAGGTTTGATTGAACAACGTAAGATATTCGTTGGGCGCAGCAAGGCATTTGAACTCAAATCGAAATTTATTGAGAGGCTCGGTTCGAAGCTCGGATTGTATTAGTTATGGACTATTTGCGGATTTTTAGCCCCTAAATACATGTTAAATTAGTATTATCAAATAGTTGCCCGTAGAATATACAAAGGAAGGAGATTCCTTGTGTTTCGCTTATCGATTGCGGGCAGTATCCTAGTAGCTCAAATGGTAAAGCAGCGCGGTAGTGCACCTGCGGTCACGATTCGGGTTCGAGTCCCGACTAGGATATTAATGCACCTGCGATATAAATAGTTAAGTCATAGCCAAATGGTTATGGCTTTTTTAGTGCATAAAATTAAGGAGCAGTGTCGATTATGAATATAAAGGGTGGGGATAATAGTAAACGGTGGGACGCTGTCTATAAAAGCGGTGAGTATGATGCTTGGATGAATAGATTTGAAAAGGGCGTTCAAAAATCTCACAGAGTAGAGCGTAGGAATGCCAAGCAAGCGTTGAAGACAAATTACGTCCAAACCATTAAATAGTTGGCTTTTTTTATACATAAAGTAAAGGTGGTGATTGTCGATTGCATTATATGGGTCAAGGCAGTTATAAGAAAGAACCTGATTGGCAATCTAAAGCCGATGCAAGGTTAGAGAAGTGGCTTAAACAAAAGAAGGAAGAGAAGCGTCGTTCGGATGAGCGGCGTTTTTTTGTGCAGGAAGAAGGGGATTCACATGAAGACCAGAAACATACTAACCGCCAATGAGATGATCAAGCGTGGCATTGACCCACAGATTAATATCAATGTGCCGAAGGGCGTTGAGACTAACGAGCTAGAGTTTGTCATCATACGATTGCTTTACTTTATGACCAGCAACTATGCTGAGGTCAATAAGATTAGCTTTGAACAAGCCTTGGAACAATATGGTAAAGCAATCATTACACAGATTGGAGTGATGCGTGATGTATCGAAGGGCTAGAGGCATCAACTGGCTGTCTGATGTGGTAACTATCTATGCCAACGGAGAAGTGTTTACACATATGTTAGATGGTCATGAGATTAGTCAGTCGATAGCTAATATGATTGAGGCACGCAAGCATGCTAAGTCATGAGTGTGGTAAAGCTGGTTGTCATACTTTAATCAGCATTAATGACAAGTATTGTGATGCGCATCGTGGCTTTACTTCGAAAGAGTACAACAAATACAGACAGATTAATCAACACGATTACTTGAAGTTCTATCATTCAAAAGAGTGGAAGCATGCACGCGAGCTACAATTGATTAGACAACCTTTGTGTGAGATATGTTTGTCTAACGATCATGTGACACAAGCAACAACAGTTCATCATAAGATAGAAACTAAAGCTGATTGGTCTCTTAGACTTTCAGAAAACAACTTACAATCTGTTTGCAAAAGTTGTCACGAAAAAATTTACAAAGGAAGATGGTACGGGGGAAAGTAGCCGGACTGTATTTCAGGTACCCTGTCAGCCCTTGGGGCTGTAGGGTTTAGAAGCGAGGATGAACGGACTCCTCCTTTCTTCGCGTAAATATCCCTAAATTAAAACTTTTCGAAAGGAGAAAATTATGGCTGGAAGACCTATAAAACCTACTGGAAACAATAAGAAACACCTAACTAACGATGAGAAAGACGTTAGAAATGAATCAGAATTAATGGCAAGCGACTTCCCGGCGTTATCGACAACACCGCCTAAGTGGCTGGACGACGATGCCAAGCGAGAATACAAACGCGTGGTTGTGGATTTAAAGAGATTGCACATCACTAAGCTAGATCAGACGCAATTAAGCTTGTATTGCAACGCCTATTCGAAATACATCATGGCATCTCAAGATGTTGATGAGCGCGGCTTGTTAATCGAAGACAAGAAGAACCCCTCAGTTAACATCATGACCGACATGTCAAAAGAAATCAGAGCTACCGCTGGTAGTTTGGGCATGACGCTTGATTCACGCATGAAACTTGTGGTACCACAAATTGATAAACAACCTGATGACCCGTTTGCGAAGTTCGGTGATTTAAGTGATTGATTATACTACTGAATATGCGCAAGCAATTGTTGATGGCAAAATCATTGCTGGTAAGAAAACAATTCAAGCCTGCGCACGACATTTAAAGAATCTGACAGATAGTAAGGATAGCGATTATCCTTATTTTTTTGACGTTAAAAAAGCAAATCGTGTGATTGAATTCATCGAAATGTTACCTAATCCAGATGATGGTAAACCATTAAAACTGGTTAACTTTCAGAAGTTTATCGTCGGCTCTCTCTTTGGCTGGAAAAACAAAGAAACCGGCTTTAGACGGTTTAAAAAAGCAGTAATATCAATGGGACGTAAGCAAGGTAAGTCACTTGTCGTGTCTGGCATTGCGCTTTACATGCTGCTTTACGAAGAAATCCCTAAGTATGATCGTCAGATTTATTGCGCAGCTAATACACGGCAACAGGCCAAAGTTGTCTATAACATGATTGTTAACTTCTTGAAACAACTTAGAAGTAAGTCAAAAATCATTAAGAAAGCCACCAGCGTGCTTAAATCCGAAATACGTCAAGACGGTTCTGGCAGCTATATTATGCCGCTATCAAGCGATTACAACAGTTTGGATGGGTTGAACGTATTATTGGGCATCATTGATGAACAATCACGTTCGACCGATTACGGGCTTGTAGACGTATTAGAAACGTCTCAAGGACAACAAAGCCAAGCGTTATTAATGATCATCTCGACAGTATCAGAAAAGGTTAACGCATGGTTCTGTACACAAGAATATCCGTATGTGACTGATATTCTAAGTGGCAAAATTACTAATGAAAGTTATTTTTGCGTGTGGTATGAACAAGATAATGAAGCAGAAATTGCCGATGAAGCCAATTGGATTAAAAGCAATCCGATTTTATTTGATGAAAAAGTTAAGGAGAAACTTCTACCGAATATTCGCGCTAAGTGGCAAGAAGCTACGGATAAGGACAATCAACCACCAGCATTAATCAAATACTTCAATATGTGGCAGCAAGAATCATCTGAAAGCTACATCAAGATTAAGGACTGGAAAGATACCGAGATTGAAATCGAACCAGATTTAATGAACAAGGATGTTTATATCGGCATGGATTTAGCCCGCGTTGGAGATTTATCTGCGGTTAGCTGGATTGTGCCACTAGAGGAAGAGAACAAGTTCTTTATTGACTCTCACGCGTTCGTAGGGACTCGTGGCGGGCTTCAAAATAAGATTGATAGGGATAAGATTCCCTACGATAGACTCGCTAAGAAGGGCCTTGTAACGTTATCAGAAACTGAAACAGGTAATATTGACGATCAACAGATTATCGATTTCATCTATAGATTAGTAGACAAGTACCAATTTAACGTTAAAAACATCTGTTTTGACCGCTATTCTGCTAACAATATTATTAATAACTTGGTGGAAGATTTCGAAATGGTTGATGTGGCGCAAGGTTACGCAACGTTATCAGAACCAACCAAACAGTTCAGAAAATACGTACAAGACAGGAATATTATCCATACAAGCAATCAATTGTTAGAGATTGCAGTCAACAATGCAGTGTTAAAACAGACTAATGATGCTGTCATGATTGATAAGGCTATGTATCGTAACAAGATTGACCCGTTGGCAGCAGGAATGGACGCTTGGACCAGAGCAGTGTTACACGACTTCAAGCACTCGGATATTGCTAACAACGATTTTTACATCAACGAATTCACATTCTAGGAGGTGATTTAGTGAGTTTATTAGATAAGTACGCGCACGTCATCATGTTTATGATCGGCGTGCTATTTTTATGCATTGGTTACTTCTCAATCTCAAAATCTGTGGGGTTGATTGGGACTGGTGCAACATTACTAACACTCTCTCTATTGCTTTTTAAAATGCGGGAAAGGGGGTGATTAAATGGGATTTTTTAAACCGGTGAACAATGAAAACTACAATACGATGCAAGCTATTATCGCTGGGAAACAATCGCCAAACTATGTTTCAGTTTCTTATTTGAGAAATAGTGATGTATTTACCGCGGTTAAGGTCGTATCGCAAGACATCGCCACGAACCCAATTAAGTTAATTAGTGATGAGGATAATGTGATTTCGGATGACTTGAATTATTTATTAAATGTTAAGCCAAACGAAACAATGACAGCTTGGACATTTAAGTTTGCGCTAGCTGCCAACTTGTTACTGTCAGGCAATGCTTATGCACGTGTTTACCGAGATAAACAGGGTAAGCCACTTGAATTGCGGTTGATTAAGCCGTCATGGGTCACTATTTACCGAGATGAAAATGATGTTTTAACTTACAAGATTAATGATGACGACGCGCGAGAGTATGATTTAGCAGCCGATGACATTCTGCACTATAAATACTTCTCAACCAATGGGATTGTCGGTATCTCACCACTACACTCACTCAAAAATGAAGTTGCAGCGCAAGATTCCGGCAACCGCATGCTGATGGACTTCTTCAACTCAGGGCTGCATAGTCGCGGGACTTTAAAAATTGATAAGTCTGAACTGGCACCAGAAGCGGCCAAAGCAATTAAAAATAAGTTTATTGCATCTAACAATGATGATACAGGCGTGACTGTTTTAGATAACACGATGGACTACGCGCAAATTGAAGTTGACACGTCTGTTTTAAAACTTATTAATTCAAATCAATATTCAACCAAGCAGATTGCTAAGGCGTTTTCTATTCCTACGTCAAAACTAGGGATTGAGTCAGCGCACACTTCAGTTGTTCAAGAAAACTTGGATTACATTCAAAATTCATTGGATCATTATTTTTCAGTTTTTAACTCGGAAAATAACGTAAAGCTGCTCGATTTTAAAGATAGGTTGAAACTTCACTTTGAATTTGATGTAAGCCGCTTACTTAAGCTGGATACGAAGACAAATATTGAAGAATCAATCAAAATGTGGCAAAACGGCGGGATTAATCATGACGAATACCGCAAGCGCTTGGGCTATCAGCCTGGTTCTGACCAGCATCAATATTATGTGATGAGCAACTATATCCCGCTTGATGAAGCGCATTTGACATTGAAGGGAGGTGATATGAATGCCAAAAATGGAAACAAGAGCGATTAACACCGATCTAACCGCCAGTGATGATGAAACACGCACAGTAAGCGGTACGGCGGTAGTTTTTAACCGTGACAGCGAAGACTTGGGTGGCTTTATTGAAAAAGTAAACTCACACGCTTTTGATGGTGTGGATTTGAAAGACGTATTTATGCTATTTAACCATGATTACGACTCGGTGCTTTGCCGAACGATTGCTAACACACTTGAATTAACATTAGATGATGCTGGCTTACATTTTAAGGCAAATTTGCCAGATACCAGTATCGGACGTGATACCTACGAGAATGTGCGCAATGGTAATATTCAAGGCTGTTCTTTTGGATTTACAGTTAATGAAGACAAATGGGACACATCAAGCGCTGTGTATCGGCGCGATATTTTAAAAATTGGGGAATTATATGAAATTACTCTCACTCCAATCCCGGCATACAGAGACACAGATGTCTCGGTGGCACAACGGTTTATTAAACAGAAAACATCAGATTTAGACAAATTAAAAGCAGAACTGGAGCTTATGACTATTTAAGCTCTTTTTTTGTGCAAAAAATTAGGAGGCATTTAAATGCTAAACGAAAAGATTGAAGCTCTCGAAGTAGAAATTCGAGACTTAGAAACAAAATTCAATACTGATCTAGAATCAGCCAATAAATTAGCGAAAGACGGCAAACTTGAAGAAGTGCGCTCACTCAAAAAAACGTTAGACGACGGTAAGAAAGCATTAGCTGAAAAGCGTGACACACTCACAGATTTAAAGAGTATTGCTGAACAACGCAAGATTGAAACAGGCGCTAAAAAAGAAGTTAAAACAGATGAACCAACAGAACAACGCGACTTATTACGCCACTATATCGCATCAAAAGGCGAAATTCGCGCAGGCTTAACGACGGTAGATAACGAAGCAATCTTGCCAAAAGATATTGTTTACACTGCTGAAAAAGAACTCAAAACAGTTGTTGATTTACGACAATTCGTTGATGTGATTCCAGTAACTAACATGAGCGGGACTTACCCAGTGCTAGAAAACGTAAGCGAAGTCTTCCCAACAGTTGAAGAATTAGAAAAGAACCCAGAATTAGCTAAACCTAAATTCAATAAGGTTGATTATAAGATTCAAACACGTCGTGGCGCCTTAGCAATCTCACAAGAAGATATTGACGACGCGGTAAATGTTGACGGTATTGTGGCTGACCAAATGGCACAACGGGATATTAATACTTCTAACGCTGCTATTCTAGAAAAAGCTAAGACAATGACAGCTAAAAAAGTTAGCTCTTTCGATGACATCAAAAAAATGCTTAACGTTGATTTAGATCCGGCTTACTCAAAAGCAATCGTTGCTTCTCAAACTTTCTTCAACTGGTTAGACACCTTAAAAGACAATAATGGCCGCTACTTATTACAAGATTCAATTACTAGCGCGTCTGGCAAAGTATTAAGTGGTAATGTCCCAGTAGCGGTTGTTCCTGACACACAATTAGGCAAACAAGGCGATTCAGTAGCGTTTGTTGGCGATTTAAAACGTGCTGTTAAGTTCTTTGACCGCAAACAATTATCACTACGCTGGATGGACAATGACATCTATGGCCAATATTTAGCAGGTGTTATGCGCTTTGATACACAAGTTGCGGATACCAAGGCGGGGTTTTTCGTAACTCAAAAAGATGTTGTGACGTCTCCGGCTTCCAAATAAGTGATTGCCTATGACAACCGAAGAGATAAAAAACTATCTGCGCATTGATCATACACTTGATGATGATTTGGTTGATAATCTTTATCAGTCAGGACAGGAATATATCAAGAATGCCATTGACGTTACAGCGGATATTAAAATCTTTGATAAATATAAGCTTTTTGATCGTGCGGCACTACTACTCACTGCTCATTGGTATGAGAATCGATTAGCTAGTGTACAGACATCAACAATCGGTGGTTATTCGAATGATATACCATATGGAGTTGTACCACTTATCCAGCAGCTGCGCGGGCAGTATTACTATGACAAGGAGCGTGAAGCGAATGATAATCAGCCGGTTGAATAACCGCATTACATTTTTTAGCTTAGCTCCTGGTGTCAATGATGATGGTGTACCAATCGAAAATATTCGAACCGACGAATACAGCTGTTGGGCTGAGGTTGCTAAGTCGACTAACAAAGAATTCAAAGAAATAACTAAAGAAACAACTGATTTCTATATTCGTTACCGTCAAAATAAGTTAGTTGACCAGACTTGGAAAATTGACTTTGATGGTCGAGTTTATGAAATTGTCCAAGTTGAAGAAGACTTCTTAAACCACGACCTTACGAAAATTAAGGGGGTGTTGGTGAAGTGAAGGGCATGGATGCAATGTTGGCGAACGTCACAAGGCTTGAAGTTGAAGCACCTAAAAAGGCGCGTAAGAGCATCAATAAGGGCGCTGAAATCTTTGCTAAACATCTTAAGGCTGATACGCCAGTAGATTCCGGTGCACTTGCAAGTGACGTTAAAACGGGCGCAATGAAAGCTTCAACTGGACGCTTTGAAAAACAAGTCGGCTATGGTGGTAAAAGTGCTTGGCGTGCTCACTTTCCTGACAAAGGGACGAAGAAACAACCGGCTCAAAACTTCTCAATCAAAGCACAGGAGCAATCTCGTGATGAGATTCTAGAAGTTTATGCCGAAGAAATGAGGCTTCTAGATGACTAATCTACCTGAAGTTAACGTTAGAAACATTTTAAAAAATTCTAAAGCACTAGTCAGCTTAATGGATAGTATTCGTGGTCAATCATTAGCTATTATGCCAATTTATACGTTTGCTATCCCAGAAGATTATCAAAAAAACGAGTCTAATCCAGTTATTAGAGTGACTCCAGTACCCAAAGAAGACGCCCATTATGCAGATAATGAGCGTTTTTTAGTGGACACATTTGTCCAAGTAGATTTTTGGATAAATAAAAAAGATACAAGTGGTCTAGCACTAATGCAAGACCTTATTTATCAAGAATTACACAAAAATGGTTATGAACGTTACCAACCTGAACGTTCAATTGACCCTGATTACACAGAACAAATCATGGTAACAGGGCTATTTAGAGGGAGGATTTACAATGAGCAAAGCTAAAATTGGTTTATCACAATTTCAATATGCAACAGTAGAAGACGAAAAAACGAACAGTGAGATTTTTAAAATTCCGGGGATGCGTTCTGCGAAATTAGACATTACTAATGAACTAGAAACGATCTACGCCGATGACGGCCCATACTTGGTTATTCCAGCCGGCATTACCGAATTAAAACTTGAATTAGGTTTAGTTGATTTGCCAACAATTGATAAGCAACAAATGTTAGGCGTTACGGTCGAAAGCGGGATTGAACGGTACACTAAGACAGTTAAAGTTCCTGATGTGGCTGTTATGTTCCGTGCTTTGATGGACGATAACAAATACTGCTACGTTGGTTTGGCAAAGGGTAAATTTAACTTGCCTGGTATGGATTTGAAGACCAAAGAAGACAAGATTGAAGTTGCCGAAGATTCTATTAATGGTAACTTCGTTGCTCGCGGTGAAGAAGAAGATATGTTATTCATCGGGCGTGAAGATAACAAAGACTTCAAGCTTGATGCCTTTACTAAGATGGTATTTAACGGTGAACCGTCCCCAAAAGTGTAACTGGCATTACCGTAAATCAGAAAACAGCAACCATTAAGGTTGGTGAAACTACACAATTAACAGAGACGGTTACCCCAGCGGATGCCGCCGATAAAAGTGTTACTTAGAGTAGTTCTAATGAAACGGTTGCGTCAGTAAATGCTAGTGGTTTAGTTACTGCTAAAGCTATAGGCAATGCCAAGGTTACAGTTAAAACTACAGATGGTAATTTTACTGCTGATAGTGATATTACCGTTACTGATAATAATTAATGCATATTAGAGCACACTCACTCTCTTGAGTTGGTTGGTGGCTGGATTAATCAATGGAGGTTCTACACATGGAAATTGAATTGAATATTAATGGTGAAACTAAAAAGTTTACACGTACGAAACCGCTCAGCTTGGCGGACACGCTTTTAGCATTGGAACTTCAATTAAAACAGCAAAAACGTGCTGAAAAAGATTCAGAAACAGCTAAAGATTTAAAGGACAACTTAAGTGACATCTGCGAATTCTTGTCTAAATTTTTCGACAATCAATTCTCTTTAAAGGAAGCTTACGAGGGATTAGACCCCAAGAATATCGCCACTGTTAATAGATTTGTTGAACAAGCGCTTGGTGGTGAAGACGAAAATTTATAGAAAACGTAACTAGCAAGGATATTCAAGATGCTATTAATAGCTACTTTTCAATGATGAAAAGTTTACAGAATAACGCTGGTTACAAGGTTAAAGAAATTTTAAATCTCTCACTAGATGATCTAGATTTAATCGTTAAATTAAATGAACCAGAAGAAGATAAGGAAAAGCCTATTGATAAGGCCTTTCCTTTTTTATTCCACTAGAAAGGAGGAAAACAAATGGCAGGAAGTTTAGGACACATTTCAGGTACTGTTTCGCTTGATATTAACCCGTTTAAGCAGTCGACGCGTGTTTTGCAACAACAGATCAAAGCAACTGGCAATGCGGTTAGAGCGCAAGAAACGGCTATTAAATCGAGTGGTAAGAGTATTAATGATTTAAAGACCAACTACGCCACAATGGGCAAGCAATTAAAACAATATAATGCGTTACTTGCTCAACAAAAAGGTCAGTTTGAAAGTTATAGATCTAGCATTAAAGATGTAAACGGCGCGACAGATGAGCAAAAAAATAAACTCTCACGACTGGAAAACGAGTACAACAAAACAGCAGCGTCTACTTCAAGATTAGAAGCTAAGATGCAAGCTACTGCTAGAGCGATTGCTATTCAAGAAAGTGGCTGGACTAAAGCTGGCGAAAAGCTAACTAAGTTTGGCAATGCCACCACCACAGCAGGTGAGAAGCTTACTTCGTTAGGTCGAAAAGCCACAATTGGCATCACCACGCCAATCGTAGGTGGCTTTACCGCTGCTGCTAAGTCTGCAATTGATTTCAACTCACAGATTAGTGCGATTGGACCATTATTAACTAATGGCGGTAAGATTACTGCTTCTGTTAGAAGTGAGCTGGATCAGATGAGTAGTTCATCAAAGAAGTGGGCGATGCAGTTCGGTATTTCAACCAACAAGATCAACGATGGTATGACCGAAATGGTAAAACGTGGTTATACAGCTCAACAAACAATGGGCGCTATGCCCGCTGTATTGAATGCTGCTAAGGCATCTGGTGATGACTTCAACGATGTTATGCATGTATCAACTTCGGTGCTCGAACAATTCGGTTTGAAGACAGAGTCAACGACAGGCATGCTTAAAAATACAAGCCGTGTCACCGATAGTTTGACTTATGTTGCTAATGCAACAGCCGCTGGGTTCCAGGATATGGGCGAAGCGATGACTTATGTCGGACCATCCGCTCATGCCGCTGGTATTAGCTTAGAAGAAACGGCTGCTGCGATTGGTATTATGAGTAATAAAGGTATTGAAGGTTCGGTTGCTGGTACTGCCTTACGTGGTGCTTTAACTCGGTTAATGAAACCATCTAAACAAAACGTTGCCGGATTTAAAGCAATGGGCGTTTCTGTTGAAGATTTCAAGAAAGGTACTTTAACCTTGCCTGAAATCATTGACAAGATTAAGAACAATACTGCCGGTTGGACGGACCAACAGCGTGCTTCTTCAATCGCCATGGCTTTTGGTACAGAAGCACAAGCTGGGATGAATGCCTTAATTTCATCCGGTGGTGATGAACTTCGTAAATATACCAAGGGCGCGAAAGATTCAGCTGGGACAACCAAAAAAATTGCCGACCAATTAAACGATACGCAGGCCGCCAAGGTAGCACGGTTTAAAGAATCAATCCATGTTTTAGGCATTGAGTTTGGCGAAAAGTTATTGCCAACATTGACGCCTCTAATCGAAAAAGCAACCGATATGGTACAAGCATTCTCAAACATGGACAGTGCGACACAACAATCCATTATTAAGTGGGCGTTGTTTGCAGCTGCGATCGGACCAGTATCAGGCGTTTTAGGTAACGTACTCAAAGTTACTGGTTCAGTTAGTTCCGGCCTTGGCGGACTATTTAAAATGCTTGGCCGTGTTTCAGGAACTTCTAAAGTGGCTGAGTCGGGTATTGAAGGCGCTGGGACAGCTTTAACTAGTGCTGGTAAGGGTGCAGGATCGTTTAGTAGCGGATTGTCACTATTAAATCCATATGTATTAGGAACAATAGCAGTTGTCGGCGCTGGTGTGGCTGTTTGGGAGCTTTGGGGTAAGAAAGCTGTGGAATCAGCTGATAGAACTTCACGTTGGGGGACTGATGTAAGTGATTCTGCTGATAAATCGCTAACTAAAATGCAAGGATTCTCAACGCAAGCTTCTGCCGCGCTCGAAGGCTTTAACGGGAAAACAAAAACAACAACTAAACAAGTAGCTTCTAATTTTTCTGATATGTATGAGCAGATGGTCACAGATTCTAAAAATTCCATTAAAAAAATGGAAGATGATATTAACGACCTACCTGGTTTTGCCAAGAAAGATGCGCAGGCAAATGTTTTACAACGTAAAAAAGCGAATGCAAAAATTTTAGCGGACGCAAGAAAACAAAATGAGTTAATCCAAGCTGTACTCAAAAAACATAATGGCGATGTTTCAAAACTCACCGATGATGAACGTACCATCGTACTTAATGGGCGTACACGTATGAATGCTGATGAAGTTAAGCTTCTACAAATTAGTGGCAAGGCTAAGAAATCTGTAATAGCTGCTTTAAATGGCGATATTGACACGATGAATCATCAACAACGTGGCAAAGCGATTGATGATTTAACAAGTCAATTTAGATCAGAAGAAAAAACTTATCAAAAACAAGCAGCAAAGATTAAGAAGGCATACTCAGACAATACCATTTCTGCTAAACAGTACGGTGCATACATGAAGCAATTAAAAGCAGAGCACAACGCTTCTACAGAAAGCATGGTTGCGTCTGTATTCAAGCTTGCCAAGGCTAATGGCGAGTCAAAAGACCAGATTACTCAAGATTTATTAAATTTTGGGTATACGTACGAACAAGCGGCTAAAATTGTTAAAACTCAAAGCCAAGATATGTCAAAAAGTACGGGGATTGTTGCCGCAGATACTGCTAACATGTCGAAAAAAACAGCTAAAGCAAATGAGCAATGGAATAAGTTAATCTTTGACCCTAAAACTGGCAAGGTCAAAACCAACGCCCAAGAGGAAGTTAACAAAGCTGCCCAATCGCAAAAAGGTTGGAACCAACTCACCTATGATTTGAAACATGCTAACTTAAGCAGCAACGCTAAGTTAATGATTGGTGAAGTCGCGCTCGCGAATGGTAAGTGGGATGATTTGACGTGGAAAGAACAACAAGCCATCGTTGCTGTTAAGGGTAATAAGAAAATGGCTGATATCATTCAACAGTTCGGTATTTGGGACCAATTCACACTAGAGCAAAAAGAAGCTATCTTGCACGGCGATGCGTCACCGATTGCTAATTTACTTTTAAAGGGTGGTCAATGGAACATGTTGACACTTAAAGAGCAACAAGCATTGGTTAAAGATAAGGCAACTGTACCTTTAGTTAACATTCTAGATAAGTACGGTGTATGGCAAGGCCTTTCGGATTCAGAAAAGAATGCCATTTTAAATGCAAAAGGCGCACCTGCATTGGCAGACATGGTCATCAAGTATGGCGCTTGGAACAATCTGCCACAGAAACAAAAAGATTTATTGATTAACAATACTGATGCACGGCAGAAATTAATTGATTCGGGCATCTTATTAGATACCTACAAGACCAATAACCCAGCAAGCAAACCACTGAAGGCACACGATGGGGGGCTTGCGGGCGCGGTGGAAGCTGGTAATGATCAAATTAACAGCATTAAACGGAATAATCCACCAAGTAAGCCGTTAAAGGGTCATGATGCTGGATTAGGTGGTTCAGTGTTACGTGGCAACAATCAATTGGATGGGTTTAAAGGAAACACCCCATCAAGTAAAGGGTTAAAAGCCCATGATGCTGGACTAGGGGGCGCTGTTACAACCGCGAATGATAATGTTAATAACTTTAAGCGAAACAATCCTAAGATTAAGAATTTAAAAGCAAATGATAATGCATCAGGTCCAGCAGATGATGCAGCATCTGCTGTAGATAGATTTAGTTGGAAACGAGATCATAAAGTGACGTTAACAACTGTTTTTGAAACGGTTGAAAAGAAGATTAAAAGCTTCTTTGCTAACGGGACAAATAATGCACCTGGTGGCCCAGCAGTTGTCAATGACCAGAATGGCGCAAACTTTCAAGAGTTGGTCATTCCAAAAGGCGGCAATCCGTTGCTTTTTTCCGGTAGAAATGTATTTCTACCTAACTTAAAAAAGGGCTCAACGGTTGTTCCGGCTAATAAGACAAAACGGATTCTAAGCTCAATACCACATTTTAAAAATGGTACTGCTAATAATACTCGTGCGTTAGGAACGTTGTTGAAAGCCAGTGCTATAAATCAAGATACAAATGTTGTTATTAATAACAACTCTCAAGCGGCAGATTTAAAAAATGTTGAAGTTAAACTTGACAAGATGATCATGCTGTTAAGTGGCAAGCTAACGGTTGACGTTGATAGTGATAATAGATTAATTGTAAAAAAACGATAACATTCGAACTACAATGCAAGAAATTGGTTGGCAGACTCAAATTAATCAAAGGGGGCGTTTAAATGGTTAAAAATTATTTTGAATATCTTAAAAAAAAGTCGAACGATTATGGTTTGGCTTTTTTAAAAGGACAAACCATAAATTCTGCCACATTCGACGATGCCAATGTAGAAATCCCTGGACGCGATGGTTTTCTGACAATCGCGCATTTTAGAATCAAGTTAGCCACTGTCTCAAAATTTTTTGGACAATAAAAAACATCAAGAACAGATATCCTGTATCATTGAAGTTCCTACACAAACAATGGAAGAGGATATTGTCTTGATGCAGAAACAGGATACCACACACCGCCAAAAAGGTCAGCACTTAACATCACTCGAGCGCGGAAAAGTGGCCGGATTCCGCCAAGCTGGGAAGTCCAATCGTTGGATTGCTGCTGAAATTGGCGTCTGCCCGCAGACCATTAATAATGAAATCAAGCGAGGTACAGTAGATCAGGTCAAGAAGAGTAATGGCAAGCGCGTCTACCATCGACAATACCTGCCAGAGGCTGCTCAGGCACGTTACGAGACTGCACGCTTGAGCTGCCATCGTCCTGACAAGTTCGCCAGCGTACAGGTCTTCTTAGCCTGGTACGTACAGCGAGCTAAGCAGGACAAATGGTCGCCGGATGCTTCAATCGGCTATGCCAAGCGACACAAGCTGTTTACTCCTGAAGAGCTTGTTTGTGCCTCGACTTTGTACCAGTACATTGACGACCAACGCCTAGAGATTCGAAATATCGACCTGTTGGAGAAGACTAAGCGGAAGACCTCTCACCAGCACCACACCAAGGCTAAGCGCCTGGCTGGCCGCAGTATCGAGGAACGGCCTAAGGTCGTTGAACGACGCAGGCAGTTCGGTCACTGGGAGATGGATACCATTGTCGGTAAACGCAATGGCAAGGAGAGCGTCATCTTGACTCTGATTGAGCGCAAGACCCGTTGCCAACTTCTCCGCTTGATCGAAGGACGAGATGCAGACTCTGTGAGCTATGCATTGCGTGGAATCAAGCGCGAATGGGGAGCTTGCATCAAGACCATCACAGCCGACAACGGACCCGAGTTCACCGCCTTAAATACTGCTTTTGCTGGGACGGAAACTGAGATCTTCTACGCCCATCCTTACACGTCCTGCGACCGTGGCACCAACGAGGCACATAACCGGATGATCCGCCAGGACTTCCCTAAGGGCATGTCCCTAGATGACATTAGCCCTAGTCAAGTGCAGGCCACGCAAGACCGCTTGAATCAGTTGCCTCGCAAACAACAGGGCTACTGCACACCCCAGCAAAACTTTGAGGCCGAAGCTCGGCGCGTTCGCCGCATGGCCCAGTAGTCTCTCTAGCGCCACAACTTCTATTTGATAACGGCCTGTTCTGGGATTGTCCTCAACGACTGGCTAACTTATTCTTGCAATTTACGGTCTTTTTATTATTGATGTTAAATTGTAAATTCTGGCAAAGTCTCCACCAAGTCCAATAGTGTCTGAAACCAGACGCCAGCTAGTATTTCGTTTTGGAATTCTAATCCAAAATGTTCAGTTCCTACTATATTAATAGTTGAATTTTCCAACTCAATAAAAACTCCAAGTTGTTTGATTTCTAATACTGTCAT